CATTAATTTTAGCTAATTCAGCTTGGACTATTGGATTTGTAAACAATTGATCGATAATTTGAAAAGTTGTATTTAATGCGGTACCTTTAGCGATAGCTTCAGCTAAACTTCCAGCCACCGATATCGTGCTTAACAACTTGTTAATTAATATTTTAGCTGGATTAGCATCCGATAATGTAGATGCGTTAGCAACCAAGGTTTTCAGTTGTTGTTTAACTGAATCAATTTGTTGTGGTGAATATCGTGGTAATTGCAGTTCATTTAGTTTCATGATATAGTATTTATCTGTGTTCTATATCTTCTTCTACGCAGGTAATACCATATTGAATTTCGACTATTTTACAGGGTGTATCGGTGGGATTGTGTAGTTTATGCCAACACTCAGCTTTGATCGTAAACTGATCGTGTCGTTTAAGTTTAATGTGACTTTTAGTAGTAGCATCTTCAAAGTCCACAGTACACGCCCCTTCTGCTACATGCCAATGTTCATCACGATCATAGTGTCGTTGCATGGTTAAACTCTGGCCTGATTCTATAGTAAGTTCTTTTACTTTGGTGCCTGATACTTCATGTAGGACACGATAATATCCCCATGGACGATCTGTGCGCGGTGCTTTCCATTCTTCCAAGATCCAACTACTTGAATTGATCTTATTGGCGCCGCCTACGCCAAATTCAAACTCAACACCCGGTTCTGACATTTCTTGAATATTTTTTTCAGTGCGATCACCACCGTTGGCAAATATGATTTCGCTGTTAGGATACAGCATCTTGACATTGCGTATGGCTTCTATAGCATGATCATCTGTATCATTGAACAAGATGCAATGATCCACCATGCGGAGACTTTCGATAATCTTAATACGTTCATAGCTGGGCATAAACTCGCGGCCTTTCTTACGACGCAACCAACTGTCACTGTTTACTGCGACTACCAGGATGTCACCTAATCGTTTAGCCGCACGGAAATATTCTATATGTCCAGAATGCAGAGGATCAAATCCACCTGTGCATAGGACTACACGATTTATCATTTGACAAATCTTTCCTTGGGAGGGCGTGTTATACCTACAGGTTTAAGAAGTTGGGTCTCTCTAGACACTGTTCCTGCTTGTTTAAGTTTAGATTCTTTAGCCTCGACATTTTTATTAAAAATACCATTAACCATTGGCTCACCAGCTTCTTCTGGGATTATTGTCTGTTGAGGGATCCAATCAATATAGTAATTTTCTTTATCTAGCCACGGCATAATAATTTCTTCTTGCTTTAGGAAACCATTTTTAGTAATACTTTGTACTACACTAGGATGTAATAAATTTTTATCAGCTAGATCAAACCAGGTGGTAGTCTTAGGATCCATTGGTTCCACATCACTCTTGTATACTGCCATCTGTATCCATGGATCATTAAACTGTTTTAATAGATACGCATCACGGCAATCAAAACCGTTAACTGCTAACATGTACATTAAACTAGTAGGAGTATAGTTATAATAGCAATTATTGTAGGTTCTACTGTAGTATCTATTATTTTCTACCCCGTTGCTTTGTGGAACGTGCAATACCAACATACCATTGACTGTCATTTGTTCATTCCAAAAACGTAAAGTTTCTAGTGGATTATGACTATATTGTAGACTGTCATGACTCCACATCAGATCAACATTAATAGGAATAATGCGCCGATCAGTAAAATCTCTGTTGATCTTACGTATGTTTTCAAGATCAGGAACTTGACTTAATTTATTTGCATCTCGATCAACAGCGAAACAATTATAATTATAAGGTTCTGGAGGATCATCTTTACTTTCTAACATTGCCCACCAGGTAATATCTCCGCCGGTTCCACAGCCCATGTCGCAGATAGTCTTGAGACTTTCTAAGAATGTGTCATAGCCGTTGATAAGATTTAATGTTTTTTGATTATGATTAGCCAATTGATGCGTCCTCCATGCCTGCTGTTCTTAAGCGTGTTACATGTCCTAGCATGAAGTTCTTGCTTTCAAGTCCTTTCATGATACCTAGCCAACGATTACGCAGTAGTGCTACTTCGTTGATGATTGTCTCAAAGTCAATGACTTCATCCTCACCATCGACATATTTTTCTACGTCACGGCTTGTTAATGCACGTTGGTAGTTTTCCAAGTATTTCTTAAAGTGTTTAGTACGTATCTTGCGTAGTTGAATATTTAGATAGTTGAGAACCGCTTCAATCTCTTGTAGTTGATTAAAGCGTCGTTCTGTAATACCAGGCAGGCCAGCAAGATTCTTTTCTATGTTGCCATAGACCCCAACTTCTGTTTTGGCTTCATCCAGTTCTTTTTCATAATGATCTATAAAGTCTGGAATACTGCCTAAACTTGCAACTACACGACTATACCACATTAATAATCATCACCGTCATTTTCTTCATCGGCGATTGCTTCATCTTCTTCATCGCCAAGATACTCTTTAACAGCACGACCTAGATAAGCATCTGTGCCGCCAAAGGTTTTAAGTTCACTTTCAGTGATATTGTGATCTGCTGCAACGCTGATAACGTGATCTGCAGCCGCTTGGCGATCCTTGGGATTGATATACTCTTTACAAGTAAGCCAAACTTCACTGGCAATATCTAATTCAATGCTCATTCTGCTGTCTCCTTAGTAGAAACTTTAACTTCTTCAACTTCTTCTGTTTGTTCAACTGCTTTTGATTCAGTACTTAGCAAGTTAACATTAGATGATAATTCTTTCATTACTTTGTCTAAACAACCGTCTTCGTTGCGTTCCCATGCTTTGCGGAATTGTTTAATAGTTGTTTTGTTGGCAAAGGTGTAAACTAAACTGTTACCTTCTTTAGCCAGTAAGCTCTTAGCTTCTAACATGTCTGTCAAGCCGCTGTAAGGACTCATACCAGTTTCGTATGGAATCTCTACTTGGACTGACTCAAACGGTTTAGCATAACGAGTTTTCATAATCTTACAAGCGGCACGTATACCGTTGACTGTTGTAGTCTTATTACCATCAGCGTCTGTTTTAAGTTTAAGTTTACGCATGGCTACAACAATTGAACTTGCGTAGATAAAGCCTTGTCCACCTGATATCTTATCATCTGGGTCAAACATATCTTGTGAAGCGTATGTATGGTTTGTACAAACTAATCCAAGATTTAATGTACCAAACATATTAACACAGTTACGGACAAGTGCTGTCAGTGCTTTAGGTTTACGACCCATGTCACCCTTCATCTCACCTGCTTCAAACTGGTTAACGTCTGTTGGTGTTAGCATCATACCCAATGAATCTAATACGAACAGGACCTTTGGACGATCTTCTTCTGGAAGTGTTCGATATTCTTTAACAAAGTCACTGATAACTTTAGCCACATCATCAATCATAGCCATGTTAAGTTTTAGTAATTTGTCTTCTGTAGTATCTACACCAAGTGCGTGCAACCATGCTTCATCAAGTGCGTTTTCTGTATCGATTAAGATAACATAAATGCCCTGCTCTTGTGCGTGACGTACGATATTACCTGAACAGATAAATGATTTACCTGCACCCGACTCTCCTGCAAATACAGTTACTTTACCCATCGGGATTCCTCTTTCAAAGTTGCCAGATAGTAAGTAGTTTAATGTGTAGTTGCCGGTGCTGATCCAGTCAGTTGGATCGTTAAAGCCAATTCCTAAGCCTTCAATTGACTTGGTGATCGACTTTCTAAATTTACTAATATCGAATGGTTTTGCCATGATTACTTTCCCTCTATTAAATTAAAAATTTTCTTTGCATACTCTTTGTGTTGCTCCGGGCCCGGATGAGCGCCGTCGGTCCCTAAATCTATAAATGTTACAACGCCAGTAGTTAACTCGACTTCTTTTGAAAAATTAATGAAATTACTATAATCTTTAAAAACAATCGGAATCCATGTTGTATCCATCATATTAGCAAGATATAATCTGGCACCTACTTTATTACAAAAATTTACAACCTGTAGAATCATCCTAATATGTATTAAATTTTGTGTTGGGCTAGAAAAATAATCTAAATCCCAATATTGTAACGACTTTTCTAAAAAATCATACGCTGTTATTGGAACTGGACGAAAATCTGTATTGTCACATACTTCTACTCTGGGTATATTTGTCAATCCCCAAATAACAATATCATCAGCTTGTATATCTGATCGCAATAGTTGATCTGCTGCATACAAGATCGACGAACCAGGCTTTGCTAAAAATATCTCAGGTATATTGAGGTTCTCAGACAATATCTTGCCATATCGTTCGTGTTCTGCAACACCATTTCCGGCAGTTATTGAACACCCAGCTATCCACATTACTGGTTTATTATGTGGTCGTTTCTGATTCACTTTATTAATAGCATGTACATCAAGTTCTTTACAACCTAAAAACTCAACTTTTAAATTATTCTTATATATTTCATTTAGCAATCTACCAGTATTATATGTCAGATCAGTGAAATCAATGTCTACTACAATTATTTCTTTTGCATTTTTAAATAAAATTGATATATCCGTGTTAGCTAAATCGCTAAAAGATGTATGATAATCAGCATCATTAGTGGAATCAATAATTCGTTGATAATTTTTATAATCAAGCAACGACGATCGTCGATGATTAAATTTATACGCTCTATGAGATATATACAATTTATTAATTGGCATTCAACAATTCTTTATATAAAACAGGAAACACTTGTTTGCTATCCAGACCTCGCCTAGTATCCATCTTTGCTATCTCTGCTAAACAGTATTCAATATTCTTTTCTACGGGGTCTTTTATATATTGTAACACATTCCTGAGTCCGTTTTCAAGTAAAAATCCTGGTTTTTGACTAATCCAGTCTTCCAACTCTTGCTCTACTGATTGTAGCATAGTATTTGGCAAATGTCTAATATTCAGATGATCAGGATCGAATAATGCCCCAATAACAAAACTGTTATTATGGAAACCTAACCCTTTGAGAAATCTAACCGTATCGAATAATGATCTATAGTTTAATAGATGATGTAACATGTTAAATGTTATCTTATGATCAAGTTGCCTAATCTGATTTAGATTATCTAAAAAGTCTTGCCACTTTCCTCCATATCGTATATATTCAAATTCAGCACCCATTTCATCTACACTTACTGTCCAATGCACATTGGGAAATTCACAGATCTTTTCAAATACTTTCGTGTCAGTCTTGCTTAAATTAGTGTTTATTCTCAAATTAACCTGAGGATTTTTTTCTTGTAGTATTTTTAATAGCTCTAAATTTTCTTTCATTAATAGAGGTTCGCCACCGGCCATATAAACGTGTTTAAGTTGTTCTGCACGATCAAATACATATTGTTTCATTTGATTGAATTTATGCTGCGGAACTTCATCAAACTTTACAGTCAGCTCGGTTGCCCATTTACTACTGTTTTCTGGACCGCAATAGACACATGCAAAGTTACATATATTGCTCCATCGAATATCTATAGTGCTTAAATTAAAAGCATCGATACTTTTATATGTATTAAGATTAATATCTTTGAGTTCTCTAAGATAAAACACGCGATCACTGATGATATCAAAACTTTTAGTGTCTTGTTCTAAATCATAACACACATTACATGTTGGCCCAGGCTTGTTATAATACATGTTGTGTTTGGTCGTTAGATTAACATTACCTTGCAATATTTCGGTAATAGAATTATTTTTAAGATTACCTATAGATGCAGGATTACGGATGCAGTTCTTAACTGTACCATCAAAATTATACATGAATCCTGTCCAAGGAATAGGACAAAAATTCTTGTCAGTTAGATATTTTTTGCTATCCACTCATATACTCCTTGGGCGTAGCCGGCTACATCCATATACTCTGGTGGCGTCTGACCCGGCTGTGTAGCTATGCTACCGGGTCTGACTAATAGTAATCTCGGCCATGGGTTTCTGTTTTCTAACAGTTGATTTGCTAGTTCTAATGCCTTTTTTTGTATAATATATTCGTCCCATTCTTCTTTTGGG